ATTTTTTGCGGTAAGATATAGTGACCTTTTGTTTGCAATTCCTTTCCAGTTTTCTGCCCTGTCCAGAATGTCATCAATTTGGTCAATGGTATATCCATCAGCAATTAGCTTGTCAACTTCTGCCCGTGTGATTTCCAAATGCAAAATTTTACGATATACATTCTTTTCATTCTTTTCATTCTTATCTTTCTTTAATTCTTTAGTTGGTGTCATCTGCGTTTCATCTGCGTTTCGTTTGCGTTTCACTTCCGTTTCATCTGCGTTTCGCTCGTCTTGGTAACATTCATATTTACAGATAGTTATCCGTGTCGAAACTGAAACATTTTCAATTACAATCATGCCATCATTTTGAAGCAGTTGTAAAAACCTACGAACCTTGCTTTTATCTACCTTCCAGCGTTTAGCCCAAGTGTCCAGTGAATAAAGACTTTGACCACGTTTGCAGTCATACAAATTTCCTTTGATAAGTATCTTCTTATCTTCAAAGTTTGCATTCATAAGTAAATCTGTCCACCAATGAAAGTAATGGCTATTTTGATAAATCCAATGTTCCATCATTTTACGGTGTATCTTAATCCATCCATTACTCATCGTCAAGTTTTTTAATTCTTATTTCACATTCTGCCAAAAATTCTATGGCAGCAGATTTTTCAAGTTCAATGACAAAACTTTGGTTCTTATTTTTATCATAAAATATCAAAGCAAAAAACTTGTTATCACCTGAACGTGCTGGTGTAAGTTCTTTCAATGGGTCTGTTTTGTCAATAAATACGGTTCTTTTAGGCATGGTTATTTTGTTTAAGGGTTAATTTTTTACACTGGTTGTAATAGATGATTTGCAGGTCAAGTTTCATCCACAGGTACTCACATTGTAATAACGTGATGACCTTGTTTTCTCGCCTGTAATTTTCATACTCTTTGCGCAGTTCTAACTCTGCGATTTGCTCGTCACAATATGCGACTGGTAATGGTGTGGGTTTGTAAATATTCATAAAAAAAACACCCACACTTTCAAAGGTTAGACCCGGCCCAGAGATAGCCGACCTTTTACTTGCGTGGGTGTTAGTTATGTGATTGTTCATTGCTCTGTATTCTCGGCAGGGGGTCTAATCCTGTTATTCCGATATGCAATTATATAACAAAGATTTTAGATTTCCAAATTATTCGTTACAATATTGTTGATTTTCGTGGTAATCAATGTCGCTTTGCTCGTCACGTTCCCATTCAATCGTCTGGGTGATGTACCATTGCCATCCCTTTTCCCATTCTTTGAAGTCATCGGAGTTCAGTTCAAAAGGATTTTCTCCATTTGTTCCCCAGTAGTTGAATTGCTGACAGGCCTCATAGCCCATTTCAAAAGGTGTTTTTGTGTTTTCCATGCTGCAAATGTAATATAGTTTTCTATACTTGCAATAATTATTTTTATCAAAGTTATCCACAATATAAAAATATCGACCTTTTACGAATAAACTTTGTGCCATGAAAAATATCTATATCGTAACCGGCTATGATCATAGTCACCAAATGATTGTAAATTATGCCGTTTTTAAAACAGAACAGGATGCATACAAATTTACAGAAGAAGCTAATCAGGATATTTGTGATTATGAGTCTGTTTTAAGTAGAATTGAAGAACAATGCAATTATCAATTAGAATTATCCGTTTATAATGATTGGGTAAAAAACCATCCTTTTCAGCAAATCAAAAACGATGAACATTATTTAATCAACTATTTTGATTATCAGGAAATAGAATTGTCGTGAAAAAACACACCAAAGTCTACCTTGACCATTTCGGATATGACAAAACCGATTTCATCCCTTGCGAGGTGTGTGGCGCACAAGCTGTGGACATTCACCACATCGAAGCCCGGGGGATGGGTGGAAGCAAACACGCTGATGTGATTGAAAACCTGATGGCCCTATGCAGAAAAGACCATGCCCGGTATGGCGATAACAAGTCATTCAAAGATTGGCTAAAAAAAGTTCACGCACTTAAACTTGAACAGGCGCACAGAGATACTGATTGAACTTGCCAATTCCAAATGGCTGCCTGACTTCTGTAATAAAATTGGAAGCCATGTCGCTGCCGACCTACAACAACACCTTTTGCTAATCTGCTGTGAAATGGATGCCGACCGCCTTATACAACTGCACCAAAGCAATGGACTGGTTTACTACCTTGTCCGTGTGGGTTGCAATGCGGTAAACGGCAACAGATACACAAAGTTTTACCGGGATTTTATCCGGTCAATGGATCCGCTACCGGATGAATACGATGAGGAATCCGAGGACTACGATGAAACCCACCTGCGTAAAAAACAGGAAGCGGTGCAATCTGTAAACTTCAAAGAGGTGGCAAACCACTTTAACCGTTCCGAATGGTATGTGGTTAAACTATGGCAGCTATGGGAAGACAAACAAAGCATGGCATTGATGGCCCGGGAAACGAAAATCAATTACCGGGAGATCAGCCAAATAATCAACGCAATAAAAACCCAGATAAAAGAAAAATACAATGAATACGATGACTGACATTTTGGGAGTGGCCGCATTGTGCGTTCTGCTTTCCCGGTACTTCTTTCCCCCGATGATTTCATTTGTCTATGCGCTGGACAGCCGTTACCGCAAGACAATTAAACCATTTGAGTGCGGTTTCTGCCTATCGTGGTGGACAGGGCTGGTATGGTTTACCGTTGAATTTGGATTGTATGGTATAATTTATGGTGCATTATGTGCTATCTTTGGGGCCTTAATTGACCGATACCTATGACACTAATTGAAATCACATTGACTGGCATCGCTATGGGGGTTGTTTTACCCTGTGTTTGTTACTTTATAATGACTCGTATATGACACCTGAACAGCGCAGTCTTTGCCTTGACTTGAAACCACACATTGACCGAATAAATAAAACGGGAACGTATGCGCTTGAAGCTGGGTACTATGCCAAACTGAACGAGGTACACAGGCAGTTGTACGGCCAACCGTTCCCAGCGTGTCGCAGTTGTATGTTTGATGCACTGAAAAAACTATATAGGGAAGCACTCAATGGTTAGTATTATTCATGGCGGTAACGCAGGGGATTTGATTTATGCACTACCAGCAATGAGAGCAGCATCCCGGTTGCACAATGACAAAGTGCATCTGTATTTACAGGTAAATGTTCCTGCCCAGTATAGTTTCAATCATCCAATGGGCAAGGTGCAGATGAATAATCAAATGGCTGAAATGCTTTTGCCACTTTTGATGTCTACGGACTTTATAGGCAAATGCACAATCACGGATGAAGCAGTCAAAACCGATTATAATTTTAACCTATTCAGGAAGTTTCACAATTACACGGGCCACATCTCGCAGTGGTATTTTCATATCTATCCCGAACTGACTTGCAACCTTGCCGAGCCGATTGCTTTTGATGTTGCCACGATAGGCAGCAATAAAATGATCCTGAATAGGACAACCCGTTACCACAACCCTACATTTGATTATTCAATCCTGCGCAGGTATCAGGACAGAATTTCATTCGTGGGACTGCCCGATGAATACCGCATCATTTCGGCCAAGCTGCCCGACATTTCTCACATCGAAGTCAAAGACTTTGCGGAGTTGTGCGGCATCATCAAGGGCTGTGAGTTATTTGTCGGCAACCAGTCAATGGCCTATGCAATAGCAGAAGTAATGAAGCATCCACGTGTTGTTGAAATCTGCCCGACTGCTCACAACGTCATCCCGACAGGTGACAATGGGTTTGGTGCTTGGACAATAATGAACCTGACACAGATAATAAAACAGAAATATGGCTGAAACAGCAAAGGCACACCAACGCAGACTCGCATCCGGGTTTTATGACACCTACATCAAAGGACAAGGCATTGACATCGGGTGCGGTAGGATTGACACATTTGATGGCGTGGACACCATTTCATTGACCGATTGCATCCACCATGACAAAGATGACTGCGATGCAACCACGATGGAGATATACGCAGACAATACATTTGACTATGTCTATGCTTCCCACGTATTGGAACACTTGGATGAACCAATCACGGCCATTCAAAACTGGTATCGCATTTGCAAACCGGGTGGGCACATCATTATCAGTATTCCGCATCGTGATTTGTATGAACGTAAAAAGACACTACCCAGCCGTTGGAATTTAGATCACCGATATTTCTACTTGCCATACTCATGTGAGCCACCACATACTTTTTCAGTTGAAGGCATACTACTTGCAACAGGCATTCAGGAGTATTGGGATATTGAGATAATCGACACGGCAACAAACAAGG